TGACTCTTTTCATCTGTTTTTCAATTCCTTTAAAATTGCGTCATATTTTGCATCCAGATTTTGTAAGATTTCCTTGTCCCTCTCATCCGAATAATCTTTTAATTTGCTGTGCATATCTGCCATTTCAAGCTTTAAGTTTGCAAGGTCAAGCTTTGTTGCAAAATAATTTGATTGCACCATCATGCCAAATACAATTATGGCTATAGTTACAATTCTTTCTTTTGTAAAAATTTTATCCATTAATTCCAGACTCCGTGATTATTTTATTTTCCCCACCCGCAAAACTTCTGATAATTATCAACACTGTGTTTCATTAACCACCTTTTAAACGGATTAACTCCTCCAACTTCAAGCAGAGCATTAAATACGAGGGTTGATAAATAACGATTCTTATTAACCGCCCCATGGTTTTCGCACATAAAATCATGCGCCATTGCAGCAATTAAAAAAGTATTATCCGTATTTGAACCTATAAGCCGCCAGAAAATGCGGGGAATTGAAGCCCCGTCGAAGCAAAAATCTTTAGGAATCGTAAAAGAAAATTTCTCATTTTTATATTCAATTTCAATTTTTAAATCTTCAAAATTTTTATAAGGCTTTTTTAAAATGCTTTTCTTTTCTTCATCGGTACAGCAATGGCAAATGTATCTTTCAATTACTTTTGGATGCGAGCTTAAAAATATTTTTAAATTATTATCCTTATACCATTCAATCATTATTCTTCCTCGTTTTCTTCCGCAGGTTCTTCAGGTTCCACGGGCTCAGGTTCTTCAATCGGTAAAAGTACCGTGTAATCTTTTGTTTCAAAAAACTCATCCAGCTGTTTTTCGCTGAACCCTAAAATCGTTCCAATTTGACCAACATACGGATTTCCCCTATAGAAATTATTTGCTTTTAATTCAATTTTTAGCGCCGTTATATCGAGCCCTTCGGGTGGATTTTCAGATACGAATTCAATAATACCGTCAAAATCCAAACCCTTTGCTCTGTATATAGCCCTTTCAACGTCTGTTCCCGTCATATAGAGCCCGTCAAGCCGCTCACGTTCTTTCGCTTCCAGTTCTTTCGGATAATCGGGATTTATATTAAACCCCTCATCTGTCAATTTAAACCCGTTAGAACCGTATTTATTAAACCATTCAAGCTCCTCCTGTGTCATTTCTACATAGTTTTCCGTCAATTTTTCATCGGCAAAGCTGCCTGTTTGATTATTTTTAAACATTATGATATTCCTCCTGTAGCGGGGTAAGTAAATAGTTGATAGTTATTTAGATTAGTATTTATATTATTAACTTTTATATAACTCCCTTTTTTAATAAGAGGTGACCATACCTCAGTAATAATTTTGTCATTTTGAGTGTTTAAATCTACCAGTTCTGTAATGTTTGTGCCGTTTATATCGCATAATGTAATATGTATAAAAGAGATTTCTCCGCTTAAATTATTTAATTTTGCATATAAATAACAATCTTCTGTGATTGGAGTAACTTTTCCTTTGGTTTTATCTAAAGCTGTTCCTGAGTTATAGTTTGGGCTCATTTTCTGCGCTACTCTCGAAATTTCTTCTCCGATTCTGCCCAAATTTGCAAGTGCTGCGTTTTGCCCTACGGTGGCAACACAAAAATAGAGATAAGCATTGGGTGCAGCAGATGCAAGCTTAGCAACAAGACCAGATTTTGCAGGGTCGGTAACAACAGAATAAGCGACTTGGCCATTAGCACTAGCTCCAGAATTAGCAACGCCTTGAGATGCACCATAATTACCAGTATAAATTAATAAATGACTATTATTGGCATTAGACAAGCCTAAACCATAATTAGTATTACCGTCAGTAAGACCCAACGCAATACCATTACCAATAACAGGGATAGTGCTGCTCGTGTTCATAGGCCCGAAAGGATATTTTTTGGGTGCTGCAAACGTTTCATCCGTCTTGTTTATAACCCAGCTGTAATCGGTGATTGCACTATCGCCAATTTCTTTTACATCAAGGCCTTGCTTTGTATAGCTGAAAGTGTCTGTAATATCAACCGTTGTGCCCACGGCAATATCGGGATTAAGCTCGACTAAAAGTGCTGCGTAAGTGTCAGGATATACAGCTTTTGTGTGGTTAGAGCCCGCCAGAATATATTTAACATCATATAGCGGGGTGGCAGAATATTTCGGCTCAAAAAGCGTGAGCCCGCTTAATAACTCTTGCTTATTATTAACAATAACTTCTGTTTCTTGGCCCGTTGCAATTTGAATATACCATTTGCCTTTGACCTTGGCAGATGAGGATGAGATTGAGCCGAGTTCGGCAATAAGACCCGATTTTGTCGGGTCTGTAGCAACGCCCATGGCTTTATTTCTATCAGATGTAATAACTTGAGAACTGATACTAGCACCTGTAGCAATAGGCAAAGAGCTGGGCGAAAAATAAGCTCCATAAGAATTAGCTGACAAATCGGCATACTGCCGGAGAACAAACTGTCTGTCGTCGTTGTTATTATAAAAACCGAGAGCTTGACCATTGCCCCTTACGGGCACCGTGCTCGGGAAACTGTATATTTGGTCATTTACCGCCCAATCAGGGTATTTCGGAAATCTTAATGATACGACATTCCCGCTGTCATCCTTGTTTATAACATATTTCCCGCATATCCCGTCAGGGTTCAAGGCCGCCTCTGCCTGCCAGTTTTGTTCGGTCGTTGCAAAATCAGAGTTCAAAGCCGCAGACTCAACCACCCAATCAACAAAACCCTTAGGCAAACTCTCAACCGTCCTTATCTGCCCGTTTGCAACATCCGCAAGGCCTTTGGATATATCCACAAACCCCTGGCTAAAAAACATCGTGCCGATAGGAAGGGATGAACCACCGCCTGATTTGAATTCTTCCCAATTTGTAGTGTCTGTAGCAGGGTTATTGCCAATATTTTCGTCTGTTAAGGATTTATAAATAACCCCATTCACCTGACAAAATGAATTGGCGTAATACGTTGTATTTGGGTCATATTCAGGGATGCCGGTTTGTAAACCATAAGCCACTTGTTGAAATAAGGATAAAAACAAAGCGTTCATTTCTTCTAAAAACGGTGCCTTATCTGCGGCTACTGCATTCTGCCATCCTTGTAAAAATGCAGGGCTTTCAAATAAAGTTTTTAAGGTTTTAGAATAAACAGGTGTACCCGTTTTCATTGAGCCAAAAACGGCAAATTCATCATTGTTGCCTTGGCTTCCAAATATGGGTTGATACGTGCGCTCTAATTTAGGCATTTATATTAAAAACCTCCTTTAAATCTTCTTTTAATTAAATTCTAGCAACCCGTTTGAAAATGAAATTTATACAATAGTTAAATCATTGACCGCATTTGTGACACTTACCAAATTTTCTTTGGTTAAAAAAGTGCCCGTTTTTACTTCGTTTTTGGTTGAAAAACCAACGGAATTTGTCGGATATTTTCTGTTAAACCCGAATATTTTTGTAGGATAAGGAACTTCTAAAATATACCCCATTCCAACCCCTATAGGCGCTCTTAAATATCCTTTTTTAAGCGCCGCTAAAAGCGGGATATTGAGCTTGTTTGCAACAATATATGTTATGGTCAAATCCTGATTATTTTTAAGAAGCACATCGCCTTTAAATGTGTTCCAAAGGTTTTCATCCATCTGCGCCATAGATGCGCGCTGAATATTTGCTAACGCTTTGAATTTTAATAAAATCCTATAATCTTCATCCCCAAGAGAATAAAAGCTTAATGTTGAATTATAATAGGTTTTAAACATCCCGTCCGATAATTTATATTTTGTTGAAAATCCTAAGGCCCCGCCTTCTTTTTCAAAAGAAAAATATTTCCTGTCTATTAAAAGTCCTTGAACCTGCCTTGAAGCTTTTAGGATTTTGCCGATTAAATTAAGGCAAAACCCGCGCGCCTTATCTATGTCTAAAACATCCTGAAGTTGAAAAATAAGACCGTCCGCGAGATATATTTCAGCGCCTATTTTAATTGTTTCTCTTGCTTTTGGCTTATTTCTGTATTGCAAAATTAAAAGGTCGGCATAATAATTTTTAACAGCCTCCACATCTTCTCTGTATTCAGTTATTGCAAAATTTTCAACCATTAATTTGAAATAACCTCCAAAGAGATATTTTCAGGCGTAATTACAAAAAATTCATCCAAACCGCTCGGTATAAGGTTTTCGGCCCAGTTTGTATTATCCTGTGAGATTAAAACGTTATAAGGGTTTCCGCTATCACCAACGGCCTGTTTTAAAATAGTTGTAATGTCAGATGTTTCAGCCCGTTCTCTGATTTCATAAGTTTGTTTTGAAAGCTCATCTTTAATATTTTTTTCATCAAGCGGAAACTGGGTAAAATTCTTAATTGTAGCTTTAACATATAAATTAACAGGTTTCGGGAAATCATAATAAACATTTTCAATTTCACCGCTGTTTTTAGTTATTGTAACTACTTCGTTTCCCTTCATCGGAATCCCGGGCGGCACATTGTTATAAATTGCCCTCCCTATGTCTGCGGGTGCACCTCCTTCAACAATCACCCAAACCGTATGAGGCGGAATATCATTGACAGTAACATCGGCGCGGTTATCATAAACCTTTGCCTGGGTAACATTATCCAGATTTAAAAGCTGGCTTTGCAGGCTTTCATCAAAGCCCTGCGAAGGAGCTTCCATTGTTCTATCCCTGCGCCTGCGAAATTCGGAAGAGGTTTCCCCCGTATCACCAGTTACATAGTTATTTGCAGGGTTATTAACGGATGTTACACCGGGCACAATTGTTTCCATAATATTTATGGTATTCGGAAGGGCTGTAATGCTTCCAAGTTCAGCTGCTCTAAAGTTTAAAAGATAAGTTCCCGGGGTTTCAAAATTATGGGTTGTGGTTAAAATCCATCTGTTACCGTTGCCATCTGTTACGGTATAGCCTACACCGTCAGGGTTATTAAGGTTATCATCCAACCCTTGCAACGTTGCGGGGGCATTAATAACCACGTTTATATACACAAAACTGTAGGTATAAGCTTTAATAACAAGCCCGTTTAATTTATACAAAATTTGCTGCGCAATTCCTACAACTCTGTCAGGGTCGAGGTTATTGAAAAGTTGTACGACTAAATCCAAAACATCTTTTTTTTCTTGCGCTTGAATATTTACCCACTGTGAATCGGAGCTGTTTTGTTCCAAATTTATATCAGCACCGTATACACTTTTAAATTTTGCGATTAAATCTTCTCTGATTTCCTCTAAAGATTGAACCACAAGCCCGTTTATACCAATATAGTTTTGAGATGACATTAAACCCTCCTATATTGATTGTACTAATGTGTTTGAATTCAAATTATTAGGGTTTAGAGCCTCGATTTCATCGGTATAAGAACTTGAATAAATCGTTTGCACATCATACTGAATACGGATGTTTCTATCCGCACCAATAAGCATATCCACACCGTTTATCGCTGTAACGCCGGGAGTTTTTAAGATAACATCCTGAACAGAGTTTTCCAATCTATTCTGGTATCTGTAATCAAGCAAATTAAACCAGTCAATGCCAGCTTCGGTATCAAAAAAGCAATCACCGAGAAATGAAAGTACCCTGGTTTTAATGTTTAAGGCAATTTCAAGGTTTTCAGATACATAATTATTTTTACCAGCCCCGAAGGTCCAATCGTGGTTTTCGTCAAGATTGCGCATTGTCATATAATAATTCCTTAAACTGTGTTTTTAATTCTGTAAATTGCTGTTTGCTTTCGGGGGTTAGCGCCCCGCCATTTATCGTTACTATATTTTCGCAGGCCGTTAAAAAGCTATCCATTAAAGCCGTAAGTGATTGTGAATTGTTTTTGATATTGATTTTATCCCCGACGGAAATTTCCCCGCCAAGACTGTTGTTTAGGATAATTCCCTTGGGCGTTATTTTAATTGAAGAATAGTTTTTAACTTCCTCTGCAATTTCTTCATAATAAAGGGTTATGGCCTTATCGTCATAATTTTTAATAGGATTAACAAGGGTTTTAAAAGTCGCAAGAGCAATACAATCCGTAAAATCGTGCATTCTTCCTGTATCAGGCACATACTGTTCTCCCGTTTCTAAAAACGTGTCAATGTTTCTATCCATAAAGAATAACAGGCAAATTGTGCCCACAGGGTCAGGCATAGTGATATGGGCGGTGTCACTTCCGAGAATAATTAACGGTACATCCGTAATCGGGGCGGGGGTGAGGAGCCTTTCGCCAAATTGTTTAATCTGCATAAGTTCAACTGCGCAGGTTTGAGTATCTTTGTCAAATTCCAAAATACGCCCTATATTGTGGCAGTTTAAGCGGGACATAATGGCGTCTTGTGAGAGTTCAAGAATATAATTAACATCAACTTGGGATTTAGAAATTTTGCGCAATTTTGCCATATTTATCTCCCTGACATATTTGTAGCTTGATAAACTCCACGCTCTATTTGATTTACTTGGATTTCTTTAATTTGATTTCCTGCTTGCATTGGGTCATTACTAATTACTTTCATATCGGTTTGGTAGTTTATATTGATTTCTTGCGCGCCTTGCGGTAATGGTCCCACGGAATAACTATTATCCTCACTTAAAGAGGGTTCTGAATACAAATCAGGAGCATCAAGAGGCGAAATTTCTTTAAGTGGAACAGGATTTTCAAATTTTAGCTCGCTCACAGGTGTATTCAAGGTATTATCGATATTTTGTTGTTGACCTTCATTTTTAGAAAACATTCTGTAGAAAATCAGCTCAGGCAAACTTGGCATTTTCCCAGTTTTATCTCCGCCTAATATCTTACTCGGTTTATCAATAATATTGACTATACCTCTTGATACTTTTGTCCAACCGCGCTTTTGTTCCTGTTTATTTTCATTATCACTTAAAGCCAACAAGGTGTCTGTATGGTCCAACGCCCACTCTCTAAACCCCCCGGCTCCATTAGCAGTAAGTCGGGTTTTAAGTAGTTCAATCGAAGTACCAAACTCGTTTACCGCTTCTTTGGCCGCAATTAAATCTTCAATTTGTTTATCTGAAATTAATTGTGCGTCTCTTAAATTAAAATCCCCCCTTTCTCTTAAATAACCCCATTCGGGTGACATATTCATCATTCTATAAATCATATTGCGATTATTTCTATCGTAATTTTTTTCATCCATCCTTTTTTCAATGTCATCCCAAAGTCTTAAAATGCTTTCAAAATCTCCCGAATAATCGGCATAGTTTAAGCCTAAGATGCTGAATACTTTTGCTATATCGGTTGACATACCTTTTCCCATGTGATGAAAATCCCAAAATGTCTTTTCTAAATTTGCAATATCATTCAAAAGACCTTCATCGACATTTTTCGTTTTTAGATAAAGCCTAATTTTTTGATATTCTTTGTACGAAGTTCCAAGTGCTTTTGACATCTTGCCAATATCTACAGCACTATTACTAGCTTGCTTTGCAGTATTTATTAACGGCTTGGTAAATGCCTCAGCCGTGTTCTTAGCAATAGAAAACCCAGCAGAAACATCGCTTAAACCTCTAACGAGTTTGCCAAGACCAGTCGAACCAAATTCAACATACAACTGTCCTAATTTATTCTGTGCGCCACCTTGATTTTCTGCCATAAAACCCTCCTGATTTTATTGTAGCAAGGAGGGTGAATTTACTGGGTTTGATAAAATAGATATAAGCTTGAAAAAGTTTGTTGATATTATAAACTAAAGGTATGAGTAAATTGAGTATAGATAAATCAGGGTTTAGTGCAGAACATAATATAAAAGATGATGCCATGAGACCCACTGTTACCGTTTTATCACTTGTCCTCATTTTTTCTGGTGCCATAATTATTTGGAGCAACAATGTTTTTTCTAAAATTTTTGGAGCATTTTGTGCGTTTATCGCTTTATCCTGTACGATTTATTTAAATGTTTATTTTGCACTTAAAGATACAGACAGATTACATACAGAGCGATATTTAATCAATAGAAAAATTATCGAAGCGAGACTTCTTGAAGATAAAACCAAGGGGTTTGAGCAAAATTTATTATCCACCAATCTCGATCCGACATTGACAGAAACAGAAAGGGCAGATAAAGATGAGTAAGAATTATCTGCTAATTATTGATACAACTGATTATTATAATGCGGAATTGATTGTTAAAAAATTAAATTTATGCTTAGACTGGACACGTATATTGGATGCCACTTATTTAATCCGCTCTACTTCAGATAAAGAAACTTTGTACAACCGTTTTAAAAAGGCACTCGATGATGCTAAATTTTTCTTAATTGAAGTAGATTTAAATAGCGATTACACAGGATGGTTAATTAAAAATAAATGGGAAAGAATAAGGGAACTAAAAATATAGTTCTTAGAAAAATTATGAAAAAGATATTGGTTTTAGTTTTAACCCTAGCGCTTAATATGAATTTGTGTTTTGCAACTACAAAACTTACACGGGAACAAGTGCCAGAATTTAAAAATATGGCGCAACATCTTTTAAATAAAATAAATAATAAACCTGTAACAGCTAACAAAAAAACTTATAAACAATACATAATTGATATGTACAAGGAAGATTGCGCTTTGTATAATGATTTTCTTGCCAATAAGAATATCATGAAAAGAAATAACGAATATGTCGAGAAATTTATGCAAAACAGTGCAACTATAGACACTCTTGCAGATAGCATTTATAAGGAATTAAATCCCATATTAAACAAGTATGGTTTTATTGAAGAAGATATTGCAAAACAAGGCGCAAACACCTTTGAATATTTATATAGAAATTATTTTAAAAAATATAAAATACAAGGATATGAAGAATTTAAAGAATTATTTGCCCTAGCTAATAATACACAAAATACCATTCTTGATTTAAGACAAGCAATAATTCAATATAGTAAATCTTACGAAACTTCTAAGGCACAAAACTTCTACAAAAACAATATAATGAGTAAAGTGGAAGATTTACCAACAGTGTTGTTGCAAAATTTTCCTTTAAATGTTAATAAAATTTATCTTGGAAGAATGAAGGTTATACATATTTATTCCAACGGCTTTTTGGCGGATGTAGGTCCTAATATGTTGTACAACCGTCCCGTTTTATATGTACAATCAAACCAAAGCCAAAAACTGGTATTAGGAGATAGTTTTTTCCCATTTATGCCACTAAAATTTACAGGACAGTATAAAACATATACAACAATGGCCAATACAAGAAATACTGTTCCTATATTTAGAGAAATGTCGTTAAGTGAATATAGAAATAGTATTCCAAAAATTCAAGAACCTTTTTATTTTACTGACAAACCCCAATATGACATTGATATAAGCTCTATACAACTTGTTAATGAATATGTAGGCGCAAAAACAGGTAACCCGTATCGCTCTTGGCGTTGATTAATAATTTCCAATATACTGAATAGGGTTTACTTGTTCTCCATTTTCCATTACCTCAAAATGCAAATGGGGTCCTCTTGCATTTCCTGTAGCACCAACTAACCCTATTTCTTGACCCTTAAATACTTGGCCTGACCCCATCAAAATTTTATTTAAATGTCCATAGAGACTTGTTACTTGTTTACCATTAATTATGCCATGGTCAACTATAATGCAATTCCCATATCCATCCAACCATCCTGCAAGTTGCACTTTACCATTTGCAGGAGCAATAACTTTAGCATTTGTAGGAGCACCAATGTCTATACCCTTATGATTAGAACTAGACATTTTACCATTGTCGGTCATAAAAGGTTTACGATATCCATACGGACTCGTTATTCTTCCTTCACAGGGTTTATCCCATTTTCCCGTTGTGGGTTGTCCACCATATGTTGTTGGAACAGGTCTTTGAAGTACATTACTTTGCCCCGAAGGAAATAAGGATAATGTGGCAGAAGTAATCAGTTTACCTGAAATTACGGGGCTTATAATGCCTTTATGAACAATTCTTACCACCTCGTATAAGTTGTTAAATTCGGGCATTAGATTGCTGTAAAGATTAATCGCCTGCTTTGTTCTTAGCCGAGGTTCAAAGATGGTTTCAACTTCCGTATATAAATTTGCGCGCCTCGGGCTTCCGAGTAACCCTGTTTCTGCCGAAATTACTTGAATATCCCCCGGGACAACATCATTGGGTCCCAAAATATTGAGTTCGCCTTTTTCGATAAAAATATCATAGCCGCCATATTCTCTATTTAACAAATCCATAGTTTGCCCGATAAATGTTCTGTTTCTTGGCAATGGCGGAATATCAGGTGTAATATAACCGGGTTTCACATCATATTTTTCAGTCATATAGTCAAGAATATCAACAAGCTGTGTGTCTTTTGCAATGGTTGCATTAATATATCCGTATTTTAATAACCCCCCTCCCTCGAAAGCTTGAATTTCAGTCACCCAGTCTACCGAACCGCTTTCTCTGTAGGACTGACAGGTTAAAAATATTCCCTCAAAACATAAGGGCATAACATCCCCATAACCTGCATAAAATTTCATCTTTACATATTTTTTCCCAAGTTCATAATCATCAATCCATAATTGTGATTGTACTTGTCTTGGAAGGTTGTAAAACTGAAAAACTCCAGTGTTTGCAGTAGAATATACGCCCAAATCTAACAAAAGGTTACAGGTAACTGGATATTTTATTTCCAAGAAATCCTTCGGAATAAAAACTCCATTTTCACCCCTTTCCCCAATTTCAAACTCCGCCCGATAATTTCGGCCAAATTTCACATCTTTAAGATTTTGCATAGAAATTCCCTTCAATGGCCTTAACGTCTTCCTTTGTTAAAAAATAAACAGAGGCATAACCGCTTGAAAAATCATCAAGCTCCATAGGTTCTTCCCCGTCTAAAGTATCGCACCTAAGGCCAAAAGGAAGCCAGTTTCTGTAAGCCCGTAAAATGTTGTAACAGGTGGTTAAGCGGATATTTGAATACGTTTCCCCGTTATATGTGAAACCGAAAAACCACCCAAGCTGATTTGCTTTGTATTTAAAGGTAAATGGGATTCTTAAATTATCATCTAAAATTTTTATTATTTCTTGTTTTGGTTCATTGGATAAATTATCAAACTTGAACATTATACCGCAGGGACCTCCGTACCTTTATCAACGCCTTTTTTAATTAAGGCTGATTTTTGTTGTGCAACTCTATCGGCAGCCTTTTTGGCATTTTCGCTCATGCTTTTTGTAAAATTTAATTGTTTAAAAACAAGAGTAAAATCTGTAATATCAGCATTTTTGTCACGAAGCGCCGTTATAGATTGAATAACCATATTATCATAATGTTTCCAGCCCGTTTCCACGCTAAACACTGCTCTTGATTTCCACATGGCCTCAAAAAAGAAAAAAGCCCGACTTTGTGCTGATTTTAGAGGATATAATTCTTGAAACATATTCCATAAGTCCAAGGTATTAAATGTTGTAACTTCTTTTGAAATCCCACCTTTAAAAACGGGTGTACCTCCATCCTCTCTTATTGCTTGAACTTTAATGCTATCAAGTTTTTTCATTTTGTTTTTCATTGTGTCGGAAGCAAATTTCGGAAGAAATTGTTTTACAAGGGAAATGGCCGGAATAATTTTGCCTACAATATTTTGTACTTGATGAATAGTATAAAAATATTCCCCATGAAGACCGTTCAAGGTAATTGTAACAGGTTTTTGCGCTATATGGTCCTGCACGGCAGAGTTGGTATCGATATAATGGTCAGTGATTTCATTTTCCATTTTGATTTGCTCGCTTTGACTGACGTGGAAACGAAAACCTGAAATCCCTGTACTCTCTAGTATAGAAACAATAGCCCTGCTTCCATCCACATTTTCTTTAAAAAGGCTTTTTGCCCAATCCACAGGATGAATTTTAGTAGCAGCATTATTCACAACATTAAAAAACTTGTCAGTTACGCTCATAAGCATATTGTAACAATGGAGTTGAAATTAATTTTATGGTAAATTTGTATTTATGAAAAAAATAATCTTATTATTGATAACACAAATATGTGTCTCATTGCCGACATTAGCCACTTTACATATTGATAATTATTTATCTGCGGATTTTTACGACACAAAAAACTTTTTTAAAAGCGGGGATATTGTTCAATTTTCAGGGTGTGTGATTACACAAGAATTGAACTCATATTCTTATTTGCTTGAATGTGCCCGCAGTTATTATCCATACACTACAACAATGATAAATTTAAAAACCATAACGGCTAATAAGTTTGAAGTTGGTCAATATCCGTTTTTCTTTGCTTCATTTATAAACAAAACAAATTATACCACGGTCAACGATACCACTGAAACCGTATTAATATTTGAAGAAATAACAGATAAAAGAAAAATAGAAAAAATACTTAATGATGAGCCAGTTGTTCCTTCATACTTAGAAATTACCGAAGAGAACACAGACCATTATCAGACCACGGAACAACCAACAACAAAAATTGGGAAATTTTTAAAATGGTTTTTAGGCGAATGATTATTCTTTAATATCATTTATATCTAAAATAATCCTTTGCCCGTCATCAGTTATAAATCCCAAATCGCACTTTAAAAAAGTTGCAATTTTAATTAAATCTTCAGCGGAAAAACTTCCCCTAAAAAGTTTATTGCTTGACCCTTGTTTTGATATACCCAAATATTCAGCCAGAGCCATATAACCCCCTGTTTAAATAATAACAGAGAGGGTGAAAATGAATTTATAGGGGGCTATTAAGGGTTATAAAACTTTTTTATCTTACTTAAATCATTTCTCAATATAATGTGTCAAGACACCGGAGAATATTGCCGTAAGTATATAGCTCAAAACAAAACCTAGCGAGTGATATATTTCTTCCCAATTGCCCCAGTTTGATTTTATAAAACAAATAATATAAATAAGTAAAATAAGAGCAACGAACAAAGGAAAAATTATAAAAAATAATATTAATTTGGTTCTATGTTTCCAACGCGCCCATTCAACATCTAAATCCGCGTTGACTTGTTCCTTTTGGTTTTTGATTGCTTGTTGGAATTCTTTGCTACTTAAAGGCTTTCCCTCTTTTGGTATTCCGGAAGTTATAGAATTTTGCATTACAAAAAGAATAAACCTCCGGTTTTTTGTGCTCTGATTGTTGCTGCCTGAATTGACACGCCGAAATATGCTGCAACTTCTTCTATGGAATTTGCATCGTTGCATACTTTTAAAAATTCTTCTTGGGGCATCAAAACATCAGCAGCAAAATTATTCGCTTCTGTTTCATATTTATCATAGTGTCCTTCACATCTCGTTAATGCAGGAACAATGGAGTTATCATCTTTACTTTTAATGTAAGACACCATTTCTGAACATTCATCTAAAAAACTTTTATGTCTTATATAATGACCAAGTTCATGCGCAATTGTAAAAGATTTTCTTCCAATCGTATGAAAGGCGTTTACAAGAATTGTATATCTATCATCTTTTTTATAAATCAAACCACTTACATTCTTAGGAAATTGTTCAGTTTCTTGCACTTCAATTCCCATCTTATTACATATTTCTACAATATTTCTGGGAAACTTATTGCCCAATTCCTGTAGAATTGATTTAAGTTTCTCTTCCATTTTTAATCCTCCTTGGATTATTAATTATAACACAGAAAAATATGACTTTAAAGAGAGTAAAATTGCTTAATTAAAGTTCTATTTTCACTACTCCTGAACATGCTCATTCTATATCAAATTAATTTAATTTACAAATTTTGTTACCTTTTATCATTCAAAGCGTGGAAGACTTTTTGATATTGATTCAAATAATTTTCATAGTGAATTAAATCCATAAAGGTTTTCACATCAAGATTTTTGATTGTCAAAATATCCCCGTAACCTGCTTTTGAAAGCCGCATTGCCCATACATCAAATTCTGATATAAATATTTCAACTTCGGGGTAAACTACCGAAGAAACAGAGATTGGATTGGACTTAAAACGGTACGGGCTTGCGGAAAAAAAGGTGTTAAATTCTCAATCGCAACGGTTATCATAAAACCGATGAAATCTTGCCTACATTCGGGTTTTTCAAATTCATCCATAGAAAACCGCTTGTCATCATATAAGGCTTTATCACAGCATTCTTTTACAGCCTCCAAAACCGTTTCCGAACTTAAAACACCAAGAAGTGCAGGTGTGTTGTTTTGAATTAATTCAATAACTTGCATACCTTCCGTAATCTTTAGATCAAGTCCAGCTTTTTTACATTCGATTAAAACCGTACGAAGTAAGGTCAATGCCTTGTCTATCGGGGCATAATCCACAGCTATTTTTTTACCGCTTTTTAATTGAAATTTAAGCATTACATAGACCTTTCAGAATTTGCAAATCTAAGCATATAAACTGATACCACTTGGTCTGTGTTGCCCGTAACATCGTTTGTCTGTTCAGGCTGACCCGCAGGAAGCCCAAAGAAACATTCTACAGTGTCTTTAGTGATAGACCCGTCATTATGCCCGACATTCTTTGTAAAGGTTATATTAAGGGGCTTGAACCTCATATCGCGATTTTTCCAAAGATTGTAATTTTCATTCAATCTTTTATCGTCCCCGGAAGCTTTGACAAGTCTTAGGATGCATTCTCTTTGACGTCCCGGTTCATTATGTGCGCCTAAGCCGTTACCGTTCCACCCGGTCGTTGTTGAGCTTAATTCATTAGGTGCGGATAATTGTGCGACTGTACCATCTGCTAAATCCGATAAGACAAATTCGCCTCTATAATCTTTAACAATAATTACATCTGAAGCTGTATATGAGTCCATTTAAAAATCCTCCTTTATTTTTATATTAACATTGCGCATGAAATTATTTTTTATTAAAATATAGGTGGGATAGGGTAGCTCCCGAAAGGATACTTGCCTTGGTATCTTTCCCACTTATATAAAGGCTAAAATACAAAAGGCGGTATTTTATGGGAAAAGCAGTTAATTTAACTGGCCAAAAAATTGGTAAACTTACTGTAATTAAACTAGACCACATCAGAAAATATAACAAATGTACTAAATATTATTGGTTGTGCATATGTGAATGTGGAAATTATTGTATAAGCGCACAAAATCAATTAAGCAGAGGTAAAACAAAATCTTGTGGATGTCTTCAAGGGGAATATTTTAAAACAAAACACAATTTAAGAAATAGTAAATTATATAATAATTGGATAAATATAAAAAAGAGATGTTACAACAAAACTGATTATCATTATAAATGGTATGGAAAACGAGGAATAACAGTTTGCGATGAATGGAAAAATGATTTTTTATCTTTTTATAACTGGTCTATGAATAATGGCTACAAAGAGGATTTAACTATTGATAGAACTGATGTTAATGGTAACTATGAGCCTAATAATTGTAGATGGATTCCAATTCAAAAACAACAACAAAATAAAAGAAGCAATCATTATATCACATATAAAAATCAAACTAAATGTATAGCTGAATGGGCAAGAATATTCAATATAAATCGTGCCACCTTACAATGGAGAATAAAGCAAGGGTGGAATATAAAAGAAGCACTTACCACCCTTGCGCGAACAAAATATCATCATTAATCAAGGCTCGATATATATCAGAATAGAGGCACTATGAACGGCGCCCGCCTCTTTTCCTGCGATTTGCCACAAGGGCGCTTGGCGTTGTTGTCTTTCGGCCTGTGCCTGTTCTGAAACTGGCGGGTGATATTCATAATATCCAAATTCTCTAATATTTCTATGGAAATCTTCGTAATCCCCGAATGTATCAGAACTGTTCCAAGTGCCGGGTGCAAGGTAGCCGTTTGTTACGGCTTGGGCACAAACTCCCCTTATTGCTGTTCTTAAAGTTTCAAGTCCGGCTTCCGTCTGCGGGTTTTTGGTTCTTGTTGTGGCAAGAGAGTTAAACACCGCCCTTTGAATAGCGTTTACAAACCAAATCTGGTTTAGAACCTGATCAAAATACATTCCGCCTTGAGCATTTGAAATCACCTTTGCAAGCCCCTCAATAGACGGGAAACAATCCACCCCAAGCTCTACACATTGATTCAGGATTGTTTCATTAATATTAGTATCCGCCTGAATACCGACTAAATCTTTTAAATTCATTGTTAAAGTGGTATCTGAACCTGAATAATTAACAGCAAAGGCGCGGGATAAATAAGCGGCAGCAAAAAGCCTTGAATTAAGCGCTGCTTCATCTTCCGTATTGCCGTAAGTGTATAAAAGATTTTTTGTTTTAGTGTTTGAGAAAGTTTTAGAGAATAACCCGTCTTTTGCAAGCGCTATGGTGGATGAAGCGGGAAGCAGAAATACTCTGTTATTCATTGATTGTACAAGGTTTGAAGCTTTGATTGCTTCATTATCCGCTAATTTACGGGTGGTTAAAATTCCTTCAAAATAAATTTTTCCTGCCATTCTTGTAATTGCCTGCGCCAAAGTTTCACCCGGAGTTACGATAGTTTGCTGATTTTGTCCGGGGGTTGATACCGCCTGCGAACCGTTTAAGAAACTTGCGCTGTAAATATCCTGTGCTAAAACCGCAGGAATAGAATTTGCGCCGGCAGCTGCCACAGCTTCTGTTAAATTAAAGTATTCGGAACCGCCAAGGTTAGTGTCCTCCGTCGTGGTGTATTCTGAATTATATGTCACAGCGGAATTAGCGCCATAAGTTAAGGATGTAAATACAATTCCCGTACCTGCTGTATCAGCTGTAACCGAAAGGTTTTCAATATTAGCAGTGATAATCGCGTTTTGGATAATAGTAATTACATCCTGCAAAGTTGCGCTTTCTTCAAGCGTTGAAAAATTAAGGCCGGTAATATTTGTGTTTACACTATCCACAATCAAAGGAATTGTGCCGTTTGTTACAGCTTTTAAATTTGCGATATTATTAACAATATTTTCTGCCGTTAATTTTCCCTGCGTTGCAGGAACTTCGGGTTTTAAAACCGGCACGTTTTCAAAAGGTGCTAAAACTATATTGCTGTTAGCCCCCTTGACATCGGACGTTATAACAAGAGCATTGTTTTCTACAGTAATTGTGGTTTCAGGTAATTTAACCTGTAAATAATTTGCAATATCTTCAAGCGAAGTTACACCGGTAAAATCAAGCGCCGTTAATTGTTTATTTTCGCCATCAATCGTGATATTCAAAACACCCTGTTCGACCGCTTTAAAATTATCCACATTTCCTGAAATGTCGGCAGTGGTTAAATATCCCGCAGTTGCAGGAATAATTGTTGAACCGTCATTTTGATACGTTGCAACAATTAAGTAACCATTCCCAAGTAAAAGGTTCGGGTTTTGGCTGAAAATAATCTGCGCTTGTTTTGCGGTTTCAGAATTTGTGCCAAATTGGCTTACAACATTTGAAGCCTGTTTTGTAATCATAAAACCGTTTTCAAGCGGATTTAACGGTTTTTCATCCGTTAAAAGCAAAATAGTTCCTGTTTTAAGAGGTTCCAGTCCTAATGACGGGGCGACCGCCGAAGCTGAAACAACCCAGGTTATAGGTATTTGATTGACTCCCATTTATAACTCCTTATCATTAATTTTTTCTTTTATAACTTGCCCGCTTTGAAGGCCCGTCCAGCTTTCAAATTCGTACTTATCATAATAATCAACTGCTTTTATTTTATCGTACGCTCTGAAAACTCTAATTTTGCAATCAAAGCGATTGAGCCTTGAGGTTGCTTCCAAAAATGAAGCGTCCCAAACATCCCCTAAAATTGAAATATGGATTTTGTGTTTTTCCTGTAATTGTCTTGAAAAAGTGCTGTTCATCGCTAAATGCGGCTCATGGGCTCTGTCTCTTGCTTCCGTATTTTTAGATATAAGGGAAATTATAATATCTTCCGCCACATTCATTGACTGGACCTCATTTAAGCCGTCTTTGGTTGAAACATATTTAATAGTATTGCTTATAGGCTTTCTTTGCCCGTAATGAAGCACTATAAAAAGATTTCCGTCTTTTGGCAAATCCTGATTTGCGTTATATGCCCACACCCTGTTTTCGGGCATTTCCATTTCAACATCAAGTATTTGCTTGATAATATCAAGGGAGCTACTCATTTTTCCAAACCCTCCGCCTGATATGCTTCAAGCAATGTATAGCGGACATAGCCGTACTTTGACCAGTCTTTCTTTGCCATAACCTTATACCGTTTTCCGTCATATTTTACAAAGTGGTTTGTTTCAATTTGAACATTAGGCAAGCAATGAATTTGGAGCCACTCCCAAGCCCATGAACCTTCGGGCAGAATTTTTAAATCTTTATCGGACGGAGGGCGGACAACACCTCCTGTATTAATGGTTTGAACCGTTCTAAAGTTCCAATCGGCCCCGTCAAGATATTTTTCTTCAACCTCAAAAGTTATGTCTAAAAACCATGATTTAATGGTTTCAGACATATTGGGTAATGCTGCGTTTGTGTTTCTGTTTAATAAAATATTTCTGCCTGAGTTTATCATTTTTTAATTACATCCCAACCAATCGATTTACGTAATGCAGTTGTGTCTGTTAAGATATTATGAAGATGTTTAAATTCTTCACGTTTTGCCTTACCCCTAACCTTAGAAGCCCGGCGGTTAACAGTGGTGTCTGTTAAAGGTGCCCATTCACCAAAACCGTTTGTTTCAAATGCGGCAGTAATTATGTCTTTTGCCTTTGAACCTAAATCGTTTAAAAACTTTTCAGGCGCACCTTTTACAAAAAGCTGTTTCCATAAAACTTTCTTCATATCAGCCATTTCAGAGTTATTGAAATTTAACCGTTCTTTTAGAGGCCTTTCCAAGAATGAACGCTGCGGCATTTTTGAGGTGCCAAATTCGTGGAATGTACCAATATCAGCGTTTGTCAAACCGCTTTCGCTGTCGTGCTGGGCTTTAGCTTTCATCCCAAGGATACCTACCCTAAGCACCTTTTCTGTTTTTAATCCTTTTAAAATACTGTTCAGCCCGTCCAAGTTTGCTTTAACGTTTGAATTATTAGCCATAAGTTGTCCTCCCCGGGCTGAATATAATCGTACAAGCAAGATAAGGCATAATTAACGATAAATATTTCATCCCGTAACCGTTTTGAGAATAAATAGAGTAAATCGGGTTGTTAATCAACCATTGCGGGAAATTATAACTTTCCGAAACATCCCCCACACTTTTTGAAGCCACCATGCCTGAATAAGAACTGTTAACCCCGGATGAAGCATTTTTTAAATCCATAACAAGGTAAAAAGCTACAAGGTGCAGATAAATATTAACCCTTTCCGTATCATCAAGACCGAAACGATGATTTACATTTATCAGGGCCTGAGACATTGCCCTTAAAATATCATCATTTGTGACGTAGTTATAAATATCGCCT